TTTAGGATGGACTTTAGGTTGTACTTCAGCTTTATGCTGGATGGAAGCAGCCCATGAAGACGGAGACACCCCAAGATTATTAATGGAGACTATGTATTTTGCTTTAGCAGCTTTAGCTGTCTATAACTGGTTATGAACGGTATAAAAAACTTTAAAAATTTCTTGTATTTGTGTTGGAAACATCTCAATTTACCAGAACCAACACCAATACAGTACGATATTGCAGACTATTTACAGAGTGAACATAAGCGTTTGGTTATACAAGCGTTTAGAGGTGTAGGCAAATCATGGATTACATCCGCATTTGTATGTCACCAGTTACTTATGAACCCTCAACGTAACATCCTAGTAGTATCCGCATCTAAAAGTAGGGCTGATGATTTCAGTACATTTACACAAAGGATAATATCAGAAATGCCTTTGTTGCAACATTTAGAACCAACAGATGCCCAACGTCATTCTAAGGTTTCATTTGATGTTGCTCCAGCAAGAGCATCTCATGCACCCAGTGTTAAATCAATGGGTATCACAGGACAACTAACAGGGTCCAGAGCAGACCTTGTTATTGCTGATGACGTTGAATCAGCTAATAACTCACAGACACAACTCATGCGAGACCGCTTAGGTGAGACCGTTAAAGAGTTTGACGCTATCATAAAGCCAGAAGTAGGACGTATTGTATTTTTAGGAACACCACAAACAGAGATGTCTTTATATAATGATTTAGAAGAACGTGGTTTTGATAGTCGTGTATGGCCAGCTCTTATACCTACTACAGCTCAGAAAACAGGATATGGGTCTAAATTATCTAACATAATAGCTGAGATGGACGCCAAAGAAGGTGAACCAACTGACCCAGAACGATTTAATGAAATAGACCTCATGGAACGCCTAAGCTCTTATGGTCGCTCAGGATTTAATCTACAATTCATGCTTGATACGAGCATGTCAGATGCTAACAGGCATCCACTTAAACTAAATGACCTTATAGTGGTGTCTGGTTGTAGCACTTGGAAAGAGGCCCCAGCTAAAATTCAGTGGGCTTCAGGACAAGACCAAATTAAAGCTTTAGACCCTGAGATACCTAATGTTGGACTTAAAGGTGACTACTATACGTCATATTTATACATGTCCGACGAATTTACTCCCTTTGAGGGCTCAGTAATGAGCATTGACCCTTCAGGTCGAGGGGTGGATAAGACTGGCTATGCCGTCCTTAAAATGTTACATGGAGTGCTATATCTTACCGCTATTGGCGGATTAGATGGCGGGTACTCAGGGCAGACTTTAAATAAACTAGCTAATATTGCTAAAGAGCATAAAGTGAATGACATAATAATTGAGTCTAACTTTGGGGATGGAATGGCAACCGCCCTTTTAAAGCCCATATTAGCCGAAATTCATCCTTGTAATGTAGAAGAAGTACGCCATAGCATACAAAAAGAAAAACGTATTATAGATACCTTAGAGCCAATTATGAACGGGCATCGTCTAGTGGTAGATGAAGACATTATTAAAGATGATTTTAAAGTGGAACCTCATCATCAGTTATTTAAACAGATGACTAGGATAACCAGAGATAGAGGGGCCCTAAGACATGATGACCAGATAGATGCTTTAGCTATTGCAGCTAATTACTGGGTTGAACGTATGGATAGGGACCAAGAGAAGTCTTATAAACAACATAAAGATAACTTATTACAAAAAGATTTAGATACATTCATGGAGCACACTGTTGGAACAAAGATTAAAAAGGATAGGTGGATAGATGGCTGAAGAATATAATAATCCAGCTAATATAGAACGTGGACAAGGATATGCTGGTGAATTAGATGATAAAGACGGTAATCCAAAGCTATATGCCGGTCGTTTTGTAATGTTTGAAAACAAAGTGCTTGGAACACGTGCATTGTTTAGAGATGTACAAAGTAAAGTTAAAGAATTTGATGGGGATATAGCTGGGATGATAAACAAATTTGCCCCCACTGTAGAGAACCCCACTAACAATTACATAACCTATGTACAAGCCAGAGTAGGTAAAGAGAAGATTGAAACAGAAGAAGACCTTAGATTCGCTGTAATGGGTATAATTGAATTTGAAAATGGTGTTAATTCCCCTAAAACAAATGAATACTTAGAAGCTGATAACTTTGAGATAGCTTATCAACTCTCTAAAACTTCATTACCTAGAAACACCACATATGATGATGCATTAAAGACTTTAACTGACCCAATGAAGGTGGCCCAACTATGACAGATATAGATAGAATGTATTTTGTTCTTAAAGTTAAGGGCAATAAGGGATTGTATGACTTTTCTGATTTACCGGTTTCAAAGAAAATAACAAGTAATGATAAACTAAGATGCTTTAATGATTTCTCAGCTTGGAAGCAAGCTTTGAGAATGCTAGGTGAAAAAGATTTAGAAAACCCTAAAGCACAAGTTTATATAATACACCCAGAGACAAACGACGTATATTCAAGTAATTGTTTTACGTAGTTTAGGGACATCTCAGGGTTTTACTTCATTTTCCCCTGAGCTCTGTCCTGAACAAGAAAATAGGAGAAATTTTAATGAAAACAATAATATTAATGGCCTTACTAACTTTTAATGGCGACATGGTAGAAAAACGTATGATACAACCTTTTGATGACCGGGCTTCGTGTATGTCATATATAGAAGTAAACGGAGAATCTATTGTAAGAGGTATTGTGGACCTCTATGAAGGTAAATTAGATTTTATTGGATTAGTTTGTACGGAATCATGGAAAACGCAATAATACTTTTTGTAGTAGCAGCTGGGATGTTTGGATTAAGTAGATTAAAGATAATAAGGACTTTTTATCTATCCCCACAAGTCTCTATTATAGAGCTTTATATATTGTTCTTTGTGGCGATGGGAATTGTTGCCACTTTAACTTACATTTGGTAGAAAAATCTGAAAGGGTAATCGTATAGTATCCGACCATTTATTCCCCCGTAGCCAGCCGTCCGGTATGGGCCACCGCGTACCATAAGGCCACTGGGTTCGGTGTGGACCCTATACGATATGGGACCGCAAGGGTGCTGGGGGTAGTAAAAGAGAACTAAGGTGATACCTAAGGTCTGACCAAAAACATCCGGCGTGTCTTTGTGCTTGGGTCTATTTTTATTGGCCTCAAATTATTTTCATTTATTTTCAGTCTGACTGTTGACACCATGTATACATTGGGTGTAAGGTTATCACAAGCTAAGTAAATGCTTATATGAATGGCGAAATTCAAAAGCGAATAAACATTAACTTAGCTGGTCCAGACAAGGCGAAGTGGCTGGGTTGAGGCAAGGGAATAGCAATGGGGCGAGGTTTCTTGTACGGGGTCTGAAAAAGTCAGAGGGCACGAGGGTGAGCTGGCAAAAGGACTAAATCTTCTTAGAGACTGGAAGCGGTAATGACGATAGCCACCACAATAGGGTGACTGGCCGTACTAGAGCGGGACGCCAGAGAGACGGGAAGGTGAGGCGAATTAACGCTGAATATTTATTCTCTGATTGGGGCTGGCAAGTGCTGGCCTCAATCGTAAAATCCATATCAGAGTGTAGCTCTGGCCGATGATTCCAAAAGGATGAAATGGAAACAACAACAAAAGAGGATATTAAAATGACATACGAAAAAAGACGCGATGAGATAGATGCGAAGGAAGAAGAACTTGGGTATAAAATACACGAGTGGAACGAGATATATGCGAAACCGGCTCATCGTAATCGCATTAAAAAAGAGCGTGGATTGCTTGTACAAAATACAAATATCCATGATGTAATTGATGTCAGAATTTACGATGACATGCTAGCGGGTAAAGATAGATATGTACCGAATGACGTTGACATACACACTCGAACAATAAGGACATTCTTTATAAACTCGGGTCAATTTGATGACAACGATAAACCAACGAAGTTTATATCTTACGGAAGTGGATTCAAAACGAACCGAGTATGGTACACGGACTTGAAACTTTTTAGAAACAAGCCGTTTAAATAAACAACAAGGGGCCAGCTTCGGCTGGTCCTTCCGTATCAGGATATATGTCCTGACTGATGATTGCAAAAGCATGAAACGGAAACTTTAAAGAGGAAAATAAATGTTTAAAAATCAAAATTATATATCACCAAAACAATCATCTTACTTAGATGCTAAATTTGAGCAAGTGGCGGATATGGTGAAAGAAAGACACTTCACAAAAGAAGTTGAAAAGAAGATATTGAAAGACTTAGATAACCATATCTTTCATAAGGACGTAAAAGACCTTGAATGGATGGTGGAATAATGGAATTTATAATCTTCGGATTTATGGACAATTTCGTGCTGATATTGGGTATGTACTACTCATTCCTTAGCATTGAAAATTGGCTTGAATCAAAATTTAAAATCAATGTTAAATCTGACCCGCTTGTACTAGCTTGCGTGTGTGCCGGCTTCGGTAACACATTTAGTGATGCTATGGGCTTTCTGGTTACTCTTAACATTGAGTGGATGGTATTGACCATCGCCGGATGCTTAATTGGGATGTTAATAATTCCAATCATGCAAAAAATAAAGAAGGGGTCAGCGTAAGCTGGCCTCTACTTACTGTCAGCGGATTATGTCCGCTCTGATGATGACTGATTAAGTCGAAACAGTAATGACAACAAAAGAGGATATAATGTATATAACACACGACGGTCGTAAGACCGGTAAATCTAATTTGAAGTTAGAACAACGCGGGCCTATTGAGGTTCTTGTAAGCTATTGGACACCAATAGCATTTAGGGACAGCACATGGTGTGAAGGTAATCAAAAATGGTTCTACACTTCAGCTAAATTTTCACCAACAACTAGTAAGCAATTAACAATCTTTTTAAATGCAAAAGCTGGTGGCCATGAAAATTGTATTGAAGTAGCTCAATCTCACATTGAGGATGCGTATAAGCAATTTGATGAAGATAATGTTCAAGTGAATAATCGTTGTCTGATAAGTGAATACAATAAAGACGCATACCGCAGACTTGGGTAATGATGTAGTGTGATACTCACTTAGTATCTGGATAGGTGGACGCTTCGGCGTCCGCCAATCTAGCTGTATTCGGATGTATATCCGGACTGACGATTCCGAAAGGATGAAACAGCAACAACAACAAAAGAGGTAAAATATGAATAGATGGGAAATGATAAATGAACTTGTAGAACTTGATGTTCTTAGGTTTACAGATGAGCATGATTGGGCTTACTTACAAGAGAAATTAAGAAAAATATTCCGGAAAGGACATACAGGATATGCAGAATATACCAATGAAGGATTAAAAGACTTAATTGAACAAAAGAGAGGTGAGTAATATGTATATAGACTTACCCGATGGGTGGACTTGTATTGGATGCGGTGACGAGTATCCAGAGGATACGCAAGGCCAATCAGTAGGTGATTATACAGAAGGGACACTGTGTAGAAAATGTAAAATGGAAGAGTGGAACAATGGAAAATATAGTATAAAGTTAGAAAAACCATAGGACAATAAACAAAAAGGGCCGGCTTCGGTCGGCTCTTCCGTCGATGGATATTGTCCATCCCGATGATGGCTTCTCAAAGCCGAAACGGAAACAAATAACGTGAGGTAATCTATGTTTAAACACAAGATGACTAAGCGTGAGTTAGATAGAGAACGCAAGTATCTCTTGTCATTTTTTGATAATGACCTAGAGACGCCGGAAGATGTCCAAGACTTAATATTGCGTATTTTAAGATACGATGGATATGGTCTTGATGATGGCATGTTTTGTAATAAGCGGATTCTATTGGAATACCTACGTAAGACCTTTCCGAAGTTTAAAAAATATCGGAACGGTGATATGAAGGACCAGAGCGACGGCCAAATTCTAAGGCAATTAAATAATCTAATCAGACATGGGGCCCTTGTATTGCATAAGCATAAGAGGGTCAATCTGGTAGTGCGTGGAAAGCTGTGGAATAGCCGTGTATCTCAAATTAGAAAGCTAAGAAAAGAGATGTCATGTGCATCTTTATTGACGACAATTCTAATGGGTGATGACCCATCCAAGAGGATGAAGTTTATCAAAGATAATGGACGCTTTGCTAGCTTAGACGTTTAAAGTGCCCGTACTAGACCGGCCTACATTGTGGGCTGGT